AGTAAAATTGTAGTTCTTATATCCGAAGATATAGATCTACTTTAACGTGGTTATTTATTAACACGTTCCTTTCATTACTCGACTACGATAAAGAATCTCTCTATAGCTGTAAAAGAAGCCTAGGGCGAGAGTTTAATTATCACGTTAGAAAATCAACAAAGAAAACACATAAATGTGCCCATATCCCCACACTTAAAATCTGGGGTAGAGATATAGTATTAATTGAAAGAAACCAGAAAAAAGGAAATCAATTAAGTAAGTGTGGTAAAATGAACTAAGATCATAACATACCACATGTTATGAAATCAGGCATAATCATACCTGAAAATTGGTGGAACACCAGTAAAGTGTCCAAAGTTACAGTCATCAGCACCGTAACGTAAATAGGTAGCGTTCAGTAAATCAGCTGAATCGCAAAGGAGAGTTAGTTCTAAATCCATAGAACCACTTAGGGAAGGCTGCCAGACGTATCGAGAACTCGTAACTGAACCAGACCAAGCCATAAGCGTAGGTTTAGAATGTGTACCAGAATAAAAGGGTATGGATAAACCAAGGCCCCAATCGTATCGTTGGAAAGCGAAATTACCACCACGTTCATAATTTGATCGAACATTAGCATTCAGAGCTGTAGCGCCTGAAGTGCTCGACATAATGGTTCTATAATAACCACCAGTCGTTACATAAGGTAATTTTTGGAGAGAACAATTAATCAAACTCTGATTAACTGTGGACATAGTTGAAGGTATTATTTTAAATCGTATTCCTCCACGATAATAAGCAAAAGTACATCCTAACATAGTATATAAATCACAAGCTAAACCTGTAGCAACAGGTCCAGATGTGGTTACGTTAAGTAATGGACTAATGGCCTGAGGTCTTAAAATCACAGTCTTATAATTAGAATATGAAAGAAAAGTACCAGGTCTTTTTAAAAGCTGTCTCATAGAAATAACTGCTTCACCAACACAAGCGGCAGCATCATTATATTCCAGAGCTTTAGAATCAGTTGTACCAATTTCACCCAATGAAACTTCACCAGTAAAATCTCCCATCTGCGGCGCAGCGGAAATTGATAATGGTATAATTGGGGCGAAAACATTGTTACGAGGACATGCGAATTCTAAATCTTTAGCACCAGCTACTTCAGTTAAAATCTTAATAGTAGATGTAACGCCATCAGGAGCGACTAAATCACTCAAAACCCAACAACCTAAATACCCATAACTTAGAGGGGTACCTAGAGCTGGTGTAGCGTTACCTTGAGCAGGACCGCCCAATGGTTTATAAGATGTAGTAGAAATAAAAGGAACTTCAATTTCAAACTCACTATTTTCTCGAATATCAACAACAGTTTTCTGAACATAATCTAGATTAGCAAAAGTAACACTTAAGGTACTCATACTAACCATAGGATCAATTGGAAAGAAACCGAAAATCAAACGTCCAGAATGAAACTCAGTTTTAACTATCTTAAACTTAAACTTTAAACCTCCACGATATGAGGAAAAGTAAGTAGATAACCAAGTTATAGGAACAGCCGAAATTATTTTTGTAGCTGAATCCGTAACTTCATTATAAAAGTTAGAAGGATCCAGCGGAATAATAAAGATATTATCACCGGAATTAGCACTTGTGGACCAATTATAAACATTCCAAAAAGCATAAATACTCTTGAGAAAATTTATAGATAACTCATCATCACCAGTACCAGAAAATCCAGGTAAAACATCGACGTGATTATTCTGAATTAGGGAAAGGGAAGCAACTGGATCTTTCGTATCACAGTTACCTATAGTATTAAACATATTAAGGGAAACATTATTTACAGGTTCGATATTAATAGGTTTAGACCAGCCAAAAACACTGGAAACACCACCAAGAATATCTAATAACCATGTAACTGGACCAGCAAAAGCTGATAACGCAGGAACACTAGCTATTGATGAACTAACACCACGAGCTTTATTAAAAATAGTTTCGACGGGACCAGCATGTAAAACTTCCATACCTACAGCTTCTTTACCTTTGTTAAGGATTGAACCAGAAGTACCACGTCCAGGATCTAAAAATCCCATCTGTGGGGCCATATTACCAAATAGTTCAACATTTTCATAATGAACCCATAAAGTATAACTCGCTTCAGTAGTAGAACTACCAGCAAGAACAGCCATATAAGGATAGAGGAAAAACAAACCAGGTAATAAAGCAGTAAAAGCTACACCAGATCTTGCGACTGGAGTAGAATTAGCATAAGTGTTATAAGGAATTCGTAATTGGACTTGAGTATCAGTAGCTAAATCAAGCTCAACATGTAAAAGTTGAGTAACTTGTGTAGCGGTGAAAGTTTTCATAGAAATATAATCATTATAAGCAGTATCTGAAGTATAAGCACCACCAAGAGGTAGATAAGCTAAAATGTAACGACCAGCCTGAAAACGGTTAGCGTTAACCTGTAGAGTAACTACAGTGTCTGCTCTGAATGAAAAAGAACCAACTAATTTATTATAATACAAATTATTGTTTTTAAGAGCTTCAAAGACAGTATACTTAGAAAAAGTTCCAGCAACATCTGAAGAACTCAGAACACCAGAAGCTAATTTAGTAGGTTTACCCATGTATAATTTAATGGAAGGATCAGTAGAATCATCAGCTGAATTCGCTAACATTGAAGGTAAAACAACCGGATTAGTTAAAGTAACTTTCTTAGTGACAGCTTCAACATTCGAAACCATAGTAGCACCAACAACTTCAGCGTGTGAAGTAGTAGATGAAACAGGTCCACCAGGACCAGATGAGGTATCTGTGTTAGAAGAATCTTGTAAACCAGCATAATGTGTTCCGGAAGCAGGATCGGGTCCAGGAACAGCAGAAGCTTGTGGCTCTAATGTCTCCATTTTACTTTCCGAAAGGCGAGACGCCCAAAGGGAAAGGTGTTCATAAACATTTTTATTTTCAGACGAATAAACACATTCGAATGAAGTGATTTTTGTTAAAAGGGTATTTTGTGTCATATTTACAGATGGAGATAGTTGTTTAACATATCAGGTAGAAGTTTAACGACATTACGGTCGTAACTATATATTTACATATTCCACTCGAAATTAGTTACATTTTCGAGGGCTAAAGGGAAAGAATCAACACGGACATTATAATCCATGCGTTGTTTACATGCGTAAGCTATTTTTGGAGCCCATTTTTCATAAGTTTTTTCACCATGTAAGGCGAGTTCACTAATAGAAAAAGTGGCATTATCTTCAGTTATTTTTGTTCCGTCCTTCTTCTTAGTCCAGTACGGAATTTCAAGAATGACAGGTAAGGAAAGGGGAGCTACATATCTACCAAGAATTGGTTCATATCTAAAAGTTCTTTTTAAAAAAGCAACTTCTTCGAGATTACGCAATTCAGACATCGTCCCTGTTTTTGTTTCGTTAGTATAAACAAGTCCAAATTCAGCCATCCATTTTTCAAGATTGATATCATTAAACGAATCAACCATTTCAGGATGTACAGTATAGACATTATCA